GCGTTTACTCGGGCACAGTTCAAGGCACTAGTTGAGCCATTCCTGCGTGACGTTCAGGGTCGCCGTGGTATCACAGACTTCCGTGTTGTTTGCGACGAAACAAATAACACACCAGAAGTCATCGACCGTAACGAGTTCGTCGGTGATATCTACATCAAACCTGCTCGGTCAATCAACTTTATCCAGCTGAATTTCGTTGCGGTTCGTACTGGTGTTGATTTCACTGAAATCGTAGGCAAGTTCTAATAAGGCGAATAAATACTTAAAAGGAAACAGGGAGAAAAAAGAAAATGCCCTTTAATGTGTCAACTTTCGCCGCTCAAGGACTTCCATTCGGTGGCGCTCGTCCTTCCCTCTTCGAAGTGTATTGCACACTTCCTGGTGGTATTGCCGAGCCAACTGCCGAAGGTCAGTTCCGCTTCGTATGTCGTGCGGCACAGATCCCAACATCAACAGTAGGGCAGATTGAAGTGCCCTACTTCGGTCGTCGCGTAAAGATGGCTGGTAACAGAACCTTTGAAAACTGGACTGTTACTATCATGAACGATGAAGACTTCTTAGTCCGTCATGCTTTCGAAAAGTGGAGTTCATTCATTAACTCTCATGAAAACAATTTGCGTGATGCTTCTATAATCAACGAACAAGGTCTAGTATCATATCGTACTGATGCTCGTGTTCTTCACTATGCAAAAACTGGCGCTTTCGCTGGTGGTACTGATGTTGGTGATGCTGCGATTCCAACTCGCGAATATCAATTCATCAACATTTTCCCAATCAATGTTTCAAGCATTGATCTGAACTGGGAATCTACAGACGCTGTCGAAGAATTTACTGTTGAGTTCGCTTACGATTACTGGACTGTTGATAAGGACGTCAACAATAAGGTAATCGACACTTAATTGATTGCCTATCTTCGATATTATTAATTTACTTGAAGGATTTTAGATGGCAATCGAATTATTTGGCTTCCGTATTGGGCGGGCAAACGAAGATGAAGAAAAACTTGCTCAGCAGGTTCCTTCGTTTGCGCCTCCTCCTAATCTAGATGGTGCTATGGAAATTGCTCCTGGTGGAGCATATGGCACATATGTGGATATGGAGGGAACTGCCAAGAATGAAGCACAGCTAGTCACAAGATATCGCGAAATGAGCATGTTTCCAGAAGTGGAAGCTGCTGTTGATGATGTTGTAAACGAAGCTGTTGTTACAGACGACGACGCCGATCCAATCACCATAAATCTAGATGATCTAAAACAACCCGATTCCGTAAAAAAGCGGATTCGAGAAGAGTTTGATTCTGTTCTTAGTATGCTAGATTTTTCAAACATGGCATACGACATATTCCGTCGTTGGTATGTTGATGGTCGTTTGTTTTATCATATTATGATTGATACCAAAGCGCCGCGCAAAGGTATTCAAGAACTTCGCTACATTGATCCACGGCGCATTCGTAAAGTACGCCAGCCAATGAAGCGCACGCCAGTTGTTGGTCAGAATTCTAAACTAGTTATTCCCGCATACGAAGAATATTATATTTACAACCCTATGGGAAATGCTACCAATTCTGGAGCAACAGGCAGTACAGGAACTCTAGGACAAGGTATTAAGATTGCGAAAGATTCTATCTGCTATGTTCACAGCGGTTTGCTTGATTCTCGCAATAGGATGGTACTTTCTTATCTTCATCGTGCTATTAAGCCATTGAATCAGTTGCGCATGTTGGAAGACGCTGTAGTTATCTACCGTCTTGCTCGCGCTCCTGAACGTCGTATCTTCTACATTGACGTTGGTAATTTACCAAAGCAAAAAGCAGAACAGTACGTTCGGGATATGATGGTCAAACATAAGAATCGTCTAGTATATAATGCCGACACAGGCGAAGTAAAAGACGATCGTAAGTTCATGACTATGCTAGAAGATTACTGGTTACCTCGTCGTGAAGGCGGTCGTGGTACAGAAATCACCACGCTTCCTGGCGGCGAAAATCTTGGTCAGATGGAAGATGTTGATTACTTCAAGAAGAAACTATACAAATCACTTCACGTTCCAATAACTCGTCTTGAACCCGAAGGCACATTTAGCATGGGTCGTCAGGGTGAGATCACTCGTGACGAAATAAAGTTTGCTAAGTTCACTGAGCGTTTGCGTGCGCGTTTCTGTCATCTGTTTGATACTATTCTTGAGATTCAGCTAGTTCTTACTGGTGTTATCACTCGCGAAGAATGGAAAGAATTCAAAAACGATATCAAGTATGATTTCCAACGCGATAACTATTATGCTGAAATCAAAGAACAAGAGATGATTAATAATCGTCTTGGTGTTCTTGGTATTGTTGACGCATATGTTGGTAAATATTACTCAATCGAATGGATTCGTAAGAATGTTCTTAAGCAGACTGACGATGAAATCACTGAGATTGATAAGCAGATTGCTGCGGAAGAAGCAGAAGCGCCAGATGAAGAAGATGGTGCAGCGGCAAATAATCCTACAGAAAATCCAGCACAAGCATCAGTTGCTCAAGCAGGAGCAAATAATACACCTGCACCACAAAAAGAAGAAGTTGCTTTTGTTCCCAAACCTTTAACTGAGGATGATAAAAAACTTATAGATAATATGACTCGTGCGATTGAAAAAGTCAGTAAGGTTGATTTTGAAGAAGTGGAAGAGATTAGGGACGATGAATAGCAATGACGGAACTAGAGAGAGCACAACTACTTTCTGTTGCTGCTAAACTTGCCAAGGCAGAAATCAATGAGGTTCGCAAAGACCTCATTGAGCAAATCAATGCCATAGTAATCCCAGAAATACCAAAAGTTATTCATGGCAAAGATGGTTTGTCAGGAAGAGGTATTGCTGACGCAAAATTACTAGAAGGCAAACTAGTTCTTCAATATACTGATGGTTCTTTAGTTGAACTTGGAAATCTTATTGGTGAGCAAGGTCCAGTCGGACCTGCTGGACCACAAGGATCTATTGGATTGCAAGGCGAAAAAGGCAATCCTGGCGAACAGGGTATTCCTGGCAATCGTGGTCCGAAAGGTGAAAAAGGAGACAAAGGCGATAAGGGTGATAGAGGAGAAGTTGGCGAACAAGGTATCCAAGGGATTCAGGGCGAAGTTGGTCCGCAAGGCGAGAAAGGCGATCGAGGTGAAGTTGGACCGCAAGGTTCTGCTGGATTAGATGGGCGCGATGGTGTCGACGGTAAAGATGGCGTTGATGGCAAAGATGGACGCGATGGTATTGACGGCAAGCAAGGCGAACAAGGACCTATAGGTCTTACAGGACCACAAGGACCACAAGGTGTTGCTGGACCGCAGGGCGAACGTGGCGAAAAGGGCGATAAAGGTGATAAGGGCGATTCTGGATCAGACGCTGATGTTACTGCTCTTGAAAAGAAACTGAATGAGTTTACTCAAGACGTTGACAAACGCATATCTAAAGTTGCTTTCAACGCAGCAGTTGGTGGCGGAAGTCCCGCTGGTTCTGGTGAAGTTTTACTTTATAGACTTGATGACGTCGATTATAATAGCGTAAAGACACCAACAGACGGACATGCTCTTGTCTGGAATAACACTCTAGGTAAATGGCAAGCAAACAGTGTTTCTGGTGGCGGCGGCGGTCTAACAAACACATTTACAACTACTGTTGCGACGCAAACCCTTATACCAACAGCAAATGTCACTTATAATCTTGGTTCTTCTACTGCAAGATATAATGATATTTGGCTTGCAAACAGCACAATATATCTTGGTGATGCGGAAATATCTGCATCAGGATCTAAAGTATTATTCAATAACAAACCTGCTGTAAGCAACGCTCAGTTTCAATCAGCGCTTGCTAATACTAACTCATATATTGCTAGTGAATCAGCACGAATCGACCTAATCAATACTAATCTTACTAGCACAAATACAGCTATCCGTGGTTTAGTTACAACAGAATCTAGTCGTATAGATCTAATCAATACTAATCTTACTGGTACAAATACAGCGATTAGAACACTGATATCTGATCGTATGCAAGTTGCTAATATAACAAGTGCATATGTTACTAATACTGTATTTCAGTTAGCACTTGCTAACACCAACGCATATATCGCATCAGTTGGTGGTGGTGGAGGAGGAAGTGGCGATGTTGCTAACTCATATCTAACATCAACATTTACTACAAACGCAGCATTCCAATCAGCGTTATCCAATACTAACTCTTATATTGCCGCAGAATCTGCACGTATCGATCTAATCAATACTAATCTAACAGGAACTAATACTGCTATCAGAACTTTGGTCTCTGATCGTATGCAAGTTGCTAATATAACAAGTGCATATGTTACTAATACTGTATTTCAGTCAGCATTATCAAATACAAATGCGTATATTGCCACGAAGTTAGATTCATCAAGTTACACTGAATCTGATGTTAGATCTAAAGCAGCACTAGCAAACACCAACGCATATATTGCTTCAGTATCATCTACTGAGCGTGCGGCACTTGCTAATACTAATATAGCCATATCAGATCGATTACAAGTTGCCAATGCTAATGCAAAGTTTCTTCCACTTGCAGGAGGAGTAGTTACTGGTAATGTTGATTTTAATGACTCTGCATATGTAAGGTTAGGTAATGATAGAGACAATATAATTGGACACAATGGTTCAATTAACCTATTAAGATTTACTGATAATGCCAGAATTTCTGGTGACACTTTGTTCTTTACCACATACAATGGTGTTGAATATATGAGACTGTCTACCGCTTTTGGTACACAGCTAAAACATGAAGGCATTACAAAACTTACAGTAGATAGTTCTGGTATCAATGTAAATGGGGAATTAAATGATCTAACAATACCTAGTGGTACAGGCACAATTGCCAAAACATCTGATCTTCCAACAGCTACAAGTGATCTTTCAAACGATAGTGGGTTTATTACAAATGTAAACCTGAATCCATATGCCGAAGTCGCCAATGTACAGTCATTAGCAGCTCTTGCCAATACTAATGCTTACATTGCTTCTGTTTCTTCAACTGAACGTGCATCATTAGCAAACACCAACGCATATATCGCATCAGTCCAGTCTGATGTTGATGCTAATGAAGCAACTGAACGTGCAGCACTAGCTAATACAAATGCTTATATTGCGGCAACTGCTGCTACAGAACGATCATCATTAGCAAACACCAATGCCTATATTGCTAGTGTTCAATCAGATGTTGATGCTAATGAAGCCACCGAACGTGCTGCTTTGGCAAACACCAACGCATATATTGCTTCAGTTTCGTCGACCGAAAGATCTGCTCTTGCTAACACAAATGCTTACATAGCAACAAAAGCAGATATTGCTTCACCTACATTTACTGGAACTCCTGCTGCTCCAACAGCTGCTGCAGGAACAAACACAACACAACTTGCCACAACAGCATTTGTTCGTACTGAAGTAACAAATCTTGTAGATTCAGCACCAGCTACTCTTGATACTCTCAATGAGTTGGCTGCTGCACTAGGTGATGATCCAAACTTTGCAACAACTCTTACAACTAATCTTGGTCAGAAACTAGGCGCAACAGCATCTGTCGCTCTTACAGGCGATGTTACAGGCAGTGCATCATTTAGTTCAAATGCCGTTTCGATATCTACAACCGACACAAACTTAGGTAATACTAACTCATATATTGCTAGTGAATCAGCACGAATAGATCTAATCAACAATAATCTTACTAGCACAAATACTGCGATTAGAACACTGATATCTGATCGTATGCAAGTTGCTAATGTAACAAGCGTATATGTAACTAACTCAGTTTTTCAATCAGCATTATCAAATACAAATGCGTATATTACTACGAAGTTAGATACATCAAGTTATACCGAAGCTGATGTTAGATCTAAAGCAGCATTAGCAAACACAAACGCTTACATAGCATCAGTTCAGTCAGACGTTGATGCTAATGAAGCTACCGAACGTGCTGCTCTTGCAAACACAAACGCTTACATTGCCGCGACTGCTGCTACTGAAAGATCTTCTTTAGCAAACACTAATGCTTATATTGCTACGAAGGTAAATACATCTACATTCAATAGTGCTCTCGCTAACACTAATTCTTACATTGATTCAGTTCAGTCGGATGTTGATACTAATGAGGCAACTGAAAGAGCAGCATTAGCAAATACTAATGCTTACATTGCTACGAAGGCAGATATTGCTTCGCCATCCTTTACTGGCAATTTTGATATCACAAGCACCACAGCAGGCAGCGCTGCGGCTCCTGAGTTCGAATTGTTCAGAAATATAACAGGCGCAGACGCAAACTATATTGGTCAGATAAAGTTCAGTGCTGATAATGATGCAGGCGGCAAAACAGTATTTGCTAAAATTACAGGTAAGATAGGTGATGCCAGTAATGGCACAGAAGATGGTATTATTGAGATAGCGCACCAAAAAGCAGGATCACAAAACATCAATGTGCGCATGACTAGTACAGAATTCAAGATTTTGAATGGTACTGACTTTGATATTGAAACACATGATGGATCAAGCACAGGATTAAGACTTAATAACACACTTGTTACAGCAACAGCCACAGAATTAAATTACTCTGATGGTGTAACTAGCAATATTCAAACTCAGTTAGATGCTAAACTTGCAAGTTCCAGTTACACTGAATCTGATGTAAGATCTAAAGCAGCACTTGCAAACACGAATTCATATATTGCTAGTGTTCAATCTGATGTAGATACAAACGAAGCAACGGAAAGAGCAGCATTAGCCAATACAAACTCATATATCGCTAGTGTTCAATCTGATGTCGATGCTAATGAAGCAACGGAAAGAGCGGCTCTTGCTAACACAAATGCTTACATTGCTTCTGTTTCTTCAACTGAACGTGCTGCTCTTGCTAATACAAACTCTTATATTGCATCTGTTCAATCTGATGTAGATACAAACGAAGCGACTGAACGTGCTGCTCTCGCTAACACGAATGCCTACATTGCTACAAAACTCAACTCATCAAGTTATACCGAAGCTGATGTTAGATCTAAAGCTGCTCTCGCTAACACTAATGCTTACATTGCTTCAGTTCAGTCAGATGTTGATTCTAACGAGGCAACTGAAAGAGCAGCATTAGCTAATACAAACTCATATATTGCTTCAGTATCTTCAACTGAACGTGCAGCACTAGCAAATACTAATGCTTACATTGCTACGATGTTACCGAAGGCTGGTGGAACTATTACAGGCAATGTTACATTCCAGGATGGCACTCTTGATGTAGACATAGCATCACATGATGGTACTAATGGACTGAAGTTGGGCGGCACACTAGTAACTTCAAGCGCAACTGAACTTAACCTACTGGATGGTGTTACTGGTATTACACTAGGTACTGCCAATGAACTACTTCTTGTTGGTGGAGACGGGTCTAGTATTGTAAGTGATAGTACACTAGCAGTTGATACTGGCAGTAACTATATTGGTATCAACCAATCCTCACCTGAAGTAACACTACATATGACAGGCGAAGGTGCTCAAACAGCACAGATTCGTATGGAGCAGTACAATGATAGTGCTGACGCTCCAGATGTAAG